AAGCATATACACGGGCCAACTCAACAAGAAACTGAGAGCCAGCAGGCCTGCAAGACTTAGAACAACTGCACCAACAAACACTGCAACTTTTTCCATGATTACTCCTTAAACAACAGTCAACATACTAGCAGGAACTTTCCAACTACGGAACTGACCTGGTTCGTCCACAATAATAAATTTACGGTTGATTTTCTTTACAATACCGGAGATTGTACCCTTTGACGAACTAGTAAATTTCACATTGGATCCAAGTGTTAGTACCGATTTGTTTTGTATTACCAGTTGGGCCCGTGCAAAACGAATTGCGTCACCAATGCTGTTCAATTCTTCATTAGAAAAGTCACCCTGCATAATAGCAGTATTAATTTGCTTGATGTTCATAAGAACTCCTTTTGACTGAATAAGACTCTATTATAGACCCAAAACGTTTTATTGTCAACCTTTTATTGTTTGATGTTTTTCATTGAATTTTCCATGTCTTCCAAGTGCTTACGATACTGGATACGACCGAGATTGATGCTATACATCACATAAGCCAACATAGCAATACAGAATGTAATTCCAATGTAGGGGATTGCTGACACTGGAATGAGTGTAAGCAAATAGATAGTTGCAGATCCTGCGATTGCGGCGAGTGCCAATTCTTTTGCTGTCTGGGCGACGGCTTCAGTTTTCATAGACATTTTTGTGTTTCCTTTTAAAGTTTCAATACATGTATTGTATCAGATATCCGAATTATTGTCAAATTTTGGATGCTTGGATTTGCGGGTGTAAGTGCCCTTTTTAGATTTTACAACCTTAGGTTTAAACGGTGTGTTGTCATCAAACAACACACGATGGGCACGATGTTTCATCGGCTCAAGTTTGAAGGATAGTATTTCTCTTTTCATAATACATATTATAGCATGAGTTCTATTTATTGTCAATATTGTCAATTAGCCATCTATAAATAGGTGTGGTAAAAGTCAACACATTGTTGACCATTAGATGTTTAACGGAAATGTTTTCAATCCACACATCATCAGTTGATTTATTAAATGTTAGTGTATGGGTAGAAGTGTCATCTAGTATTTCACAATGTCCATTGATGTGAGGGGTTACAACACCATCCACTATAATTTCTAGACCATCAGATGAAAATGTATCTATTGTTAATTTCTTGACAAAAGAAATTTTTCCTGGCATACTATACATGATCGGGCTCGTTGAAAAGGTAATCTAAACTATTGCTGTAAATACGATCAAATTCTTTTTTACTAAAGAAAGGTAGATTGGGTGTTTTGATTATAGAGCTATCTGCCAATCTAGCAATCCATCTCATGTCAAGCATATATGTTTTCTTTATAGTATACCAGGCAAATTGTAAGCTATTGGATTTGCTTTTGTTTATAAAATAATCTTCATTTTTGTCGAAATCAAAAATATATTTTTTCATAAAATTTTTGTGTGTCTTATAATTGTGCCTATCTTCAATGATTAGTTGAGGATTGAAATACATAAAAGATTCAAAGTCATAGTTATCGTAGAAGGCGATAGTATCTTCCACTTTGACATTTTGTTGATTGGTTAAGAAAATGTTGTCTGAGATTTGGAATACTTGTGATTTGTTTGATGCATAAAACCACCATCTTGCATCCAGTACTGTTTCTATCTGTTTACCTGACTTTGCAAAGTTATTTTCACAAAACTCTATTAATTCAGTTTTTCCTTGTTCCTGAAAATAATCTTTCCATGACCTATACAATCCATTTCCACCTAATCTATCATAGAAGCTATCATCAAGGCTCCCTGCAAATTCATCACCTCCATGACCATTAATGAATATGCCATCGAAATTTGTATCCAAGTATATTGTTCCACTTATGTCGAGTGTTTCAACTTGAGGATAATTTTTATGCAACATTTCTAAAAATTTTTGATTTTCATATACAGAGAACGGTGAATATATCACTCGTAATTGGCTTAAGTCGGGTGCATGTTTTATAAATGCAACAAGCATAGTAGTAGAATCTATTCCCCCACTCCAACACAAGTTTATCTTTTTGTTAGAGCAAACATGCCACATAACCTGATTATACATTAAATCTTCAAATGAAAGACATGACGTTGGTATTTTCCAGTCACGTAAAACTTTGTATTTGAAGGGCATGTTAGTTGACTTAGTTCTATCAATTATTTCACCGAACGGGTAAGTAGAAAAAACACTATTAATATCCAGTAGATTGTTATAGTTTTTAAACCCATCAATCTTGTACAAGTTACCTACAAATTCATAGTTTATATTTTTCCAATTCAATATTTTACTAAAATATTGAGGATTAGTTGCTAATAATCCTATTTCCATCATGCTCCCCTATGTGTGATTATTGTTGGTTCAGGGGGAAACTGTTGGCGCCAACTAGATTTCAACGGTATTGACAGAAAATCATTAGGATCATCGGTTTCAAAATCAGATAGTTTTTTGTAAATTTGCAATTGATACTCTGTTAGTTGTTCTAACATTCTAATCCTACGTTTGACAATAGTAGGATCAGTAGCATCATCAATCATTTCATTGATTAATCTATTGCGTTCATAATCACATCGTTCATTAAATTCTTTAATAAATTTAATTTTATAAAATTTTACATTTGGTGTCATTTAACAACATGTTTATTCTATAGTGAAATTAACTTGCTTTACTTTCTTGATGGTGAAGCTACGCCACTCATTCTTTTCTAAATCAAATACACGCATAGTTGTAGTTGATTCTTTACGGGGCGTTGCATCCTCTTTAATTTCAACTTTAGGTAATTGTTCTGGTACTAGTGTACATTTCATTACACGCTCGGTGCCGTCTGACTTGGTGAATGTGACTACACCTTCACTTACTGCTAACATGCCCTTAAGCCATTCAGTAAATTTGTCCCAATCTTTGTCAGTCCATTTAGTAATAATGTTCATCTTTTTTCTCCGATGTTAAACAACCTAATACGATCCAAGGAATAATTCCAATTGGGGGCGGGATAAAAATAGTTGCACTAAACCAAATATTGATTCCTGCGTCACGGCATCGTCTTACTGCGGTAGCAATGAATACCCATAACGCAACAGCTAATCCACCGAACAACAAAAACAAATTAATAAACCAACCCAAGAACCAAATGAAGGGCAATCCTATCAATGAGAATGCACCCACAATAAAAATTAAACAAAACAACAAGACGCACGAAACGATATAAGTTCCCCAATATTCGGATCTAGTAGCCTTACCTTCAAATGAAAAATATTTTGAATATTTGTTAATTAGATTTGTCATTGTCTTCCCACTCAGTAAAAAAGGTTTTTATTTTTGTTTCTTCATCCCAAGACTTGGTATAATCATTATCTTGGTCACACATATTTAATGCTTCATCCATACTGATGACCCTATGAGAAACAATCTGTTCGCCTAAATGTTCAGACGAAAACGACTTTGCATCATTCATTGTGACAGTATCAAGTGCCCAATCTTTTTTATCTTTACCATAGTTGTCAGTACCAATTGGAACTTCAACCATATAACGCTCACGGAAAGTTGATACTGCTTCAACTAACACCCATTGTGTTTCTTTTTTAGTCAACGTAAAACTTCCATCTTTATTATCAGTCCAATCAAGAACATCACCCTCTTTCCATCCGGCTTCTTCTAGCATTTCAGGAGGAAATTCAATAATGCCGTCACCTGTTACTGCATCCTCTTTGATAGGTACTATCCATCGTTTTGTCATTGCATCACCCAAATTTTAATCAAACCAATTAAATCGATTGTAGATATGAGAAGGTAATTGGCAAACATTCCCATACTATTTCTTGTCCAAGCACAATATGCAAAAATTGCACATTGAAAAATGAAGAAAGGATATAATACAAACATAGGAGGATAGGGTGCGTACACCGCTACTGCTATCGTACACCCTATACTAATTATCCATGCGATAGCTTCTAAAAAAAATCGTATCTGATTAGATTGATAGTCTTCTTTGATCCATTCAACTGTTGAGACAAAGCCTTGTTTAATATTCATTTGTACATTATATTACAAACAAATAAAAAATACAAGGCTTTTGGTTACAGCTTATTGACAAGTTCGGGTGCGAGTTATAGTACCATCATGATTTTGCGTCTCTGTCCATGGAGTACACATCTGCCCAATTGGAGTAGAATTTTGAATAACTACTTGTGTTTGTTGATTACGATGGTATACTTCATTGAGAGCGGCTCCGATAACTATCGCACTGATAGCAGGTGCCACCCAATTGTCACGGTAAATTACACGCGGTCCGTGATAATTATGATGGCGAAAGCCGTGACCATGATAATGTTGTGCCATTGATGTGCCGGTTAACGCCAAAAGTGACAATGCTACTAGAATTTTTTTCATAACGATCTCCTGTTACACTTATATAACGCATCAGCCTAATGTTCCGTTGACACGATGATGGTTGATTGCCTCTTGCAATACAATCTCTACCATCTTATTTAGTGTGATATCACGCTTATGTGCTTCCATAGAAAGTTTTAAGATAGTAGCATCATCCAAATCAACTTCTACTTGCACCCGTGTATCAAATTCTTCACCGTTGAACATTGCTTTTGCTTTTTCCAGGAAGTCACTTTCTACATCCAAGTCAACCCACTTAACATCATCCCATGCTTGATCGGGATCAACACCACGTTCTTTTGCTTCATCCAAATAAACATCTTTAAACACAGGGTTTGTCCAGCGATAGGGCGATTTGTCTTCTTCCCATGCATCACTCTTAACAGATACATCAGCTTGATATACAATTTGATCGACTGTACTATACAATATTGAAACGTGGGCGTATTCACTTTCATAGTCTAGGAATCGTGCATCGGGAAAGCATTGCCATTGATATTCAGAGCCACCGGTTATTTGGTGATTCATTGCTTCGTTAATCTGGTTCAATTTCATAATTGTCTTTCAGTAGGTTAATACATTGTTTTTTGACATGTTCCGTAACAGTTGGTAACCGTAATAATATCTCACATTTATAACTAATAGTAATAACTGGTTCTTCAATTTCAGGTTCTTCCTGAAGCATCCAACCAAGGACTACTATTGCTACAATTATAGCAAGAATTTTCTTAACTGTCAATTCATATTTTTCCCAAAGACTCATATCGTTATTTATGAGTCCTGGCAAATATTGTTAATTAATCACCTGAATCAATTTGGTAACGATCACCACAGTGTTTACAAGTGTACCCAGTTAAACATCTTCCGTCTGACTGGCTTGTATAACTATGCTTGCAAGGTACACCTTCGGTGTTTAATCTGACTTCACCTTTAGGTGATCCATACATGTATTGACCACCACAATTGTGACAAGGTCTATGTGTCTTATCTTTATTCCAAGAATAACTTTTCTCTTGCTCTGTCAATTCAACTTGACAGGTCCCATTGCAAACAGGACATACTCCATATCCATCTCTCATACTAAAATCCATCCTTGATGATGATTGCCAGGCCCATCACAATGACAGGCAACATGACGATAACCAAATTTGTAATAGCTTGCATCATTTTATATTCCTTAAATTTTAAAATTTACCCAAATAGTGTACGACAATGGTTGGTCCTACCAGACAAATCAGTGCTATAATTTCAGTCATTCTTCAACTCCGAAATGTTCTCTAATTCGTTTCTGCACCTGTGATGCGGCCACATAACTCAAATCTGAATTTTCATCACGCAGGACATCACGCACACATTCAATAGCATGACCAACAATCAACTCGGCGAACTTTTCCTGAAATTTGGGTTCTGAATAAGTCCCAGTTTCGTTCATCTCTCTTGCAGCCTCTTTAGCAAGTTCTTTAATTCGTTCGTTCATGCTGGTTCCTTGTTTGCTTTTTTAGCACGGATTTGTTGAGACAATGTAGGGTTCTCATACTTAGTATCCCAACCCCAACCCTTAGCATTGTCCTCGGGTTCTTTTTCATACAGGTTGTATGCTTTCCGAGCCATTTGGGCTGTCTTAAATTCAATCTGGGTGACTGAACCATTTTTGTATTCAATGTAGAAGAATGCACCTGACATTTTTTGCTCCGTTGTTTGACTGTCTAAGACTCTATTATATGCCCAAATTGATTTATTGTCAACCTTTTACACCGAATGTATTCAGTGCAGGTTGCAGGGTGTTAATCAATAGTGTCTCACGCTCATGTGCAGGACGCTTGCCTCGAACAACTTCTAAGGTACCAAATACAAAACGCTCGGCGCCTCGCTCACGCAAGGCACGACTCAAACCCCAATTTTTGTTTTCAGTCATAGCCCGTTGCATATGTTTTTGCATACGACGGCGTAGTGTCAAAAACACATTGCCTTTATATGACAATGCAGTCAGACCGATATAGTACTCAAGTGTTACTGTATCTTGGATAAAGTAAATTACTTGGTTACGATCAGTTCTACGTTTGCGGTTGATTTTCGAGTTCATAAGTGTATTATATACCCAAATTGATTTATTGTCAACCTTAGAATGCTCGGTACAAGCCAAGCAAACAGATAATAACAGAAACGACATTGACTACCATTTGTGCATTGTTGCGGACCCTGTAAGCCCATGTAAGGAAGAATACAGTTCCAAAACTGAATGCTACGATGTTGTAGGGATCCATGTTACCCATTGAGTTCAGGATGTGACCTGCTACGATGAAAACTACCCCTACCCACTGCAAAATGTCATTTGTTTTATTCATACGTGTATTATATACCCAAAACGATTTATTGTCAAATCCGGGTATATAGTACTTTAGTTTACTTTTGTGATTTCTGCTCTCCAGTAGCATTCACGGTCGCCACCTGTTTCCCAGTGTGCCTTGTAGGCTTGGGCTTCTTCCAGTGTAGTGTAGAAGCGAGTATCAC